TTCGTTAGATATAAATGCTGTTTTAGGTGTTGGTATACCAAACTTCTCAAATAGTAAAGCAGAAGTAAGTTTGTTATTACAAGTTAACATTGCGTTTCTTGTATTACACATAAATGAACCAGAGTTTTGAAAAGCAGAAACGATTGATAAACCACTTTCATCTTCTACAGAACCTGCTCTAGTAATACAAACGGTATCTTTACCTATAAATGTATATTCAGTATCTTTACCATCAAAATTATAAACGGTTAAAGTATTTTTTTCTTCGTCTTTACCTGTGATAATAGCGTGTCTAGTTTCAATAACTATACACTTAATCTTTAATTTTTCGCAAGCGTCATTGATTAACTTAACCGTCAGTTCTTTACTTTCCTTACCACCAACTTTTCTCTTCTTCAAGTCAGGATTAGTTTTAGTAATTACTGCAATTGTGATTGGTTTGTTTTCTCTATCTAAAGTTTGTTCAGATAAGAAATCGGTAAAGTTTTGTACTTGCATTATTGACCTTCATTTGAAACTGCTTTATCTTCTGTTTTTTCATCTAACTTTTTACCAATATTATATTTGGCAGATAGATTCCACTCTTTCTTTTCTTTGAAAGGTAGTACTTTGATTTGTGATAAAGGTGCTTTGGTTGTAGCGTCCTCTGGTTTCACTATAGTTATTAAGTTCCAGTCAGTAAGTAATACTGCAATAGTATTTCTTCTCTGGATATCATTGTCGGTCAAGGTTGCTTTCTTACCATCAAGGGCAAATAATTCTTTGAAGTGTACAATATAGTACTTACCTTGTTTGTGTAATATGTGGCAACTTTGAAATAGTGTTTTGTCTTTACGACTAGCAACACCAATTCTTGTTAGTGTTTCTCTTACTTTTAGGAAATCGTCAGGCTGCTTGATTGTAACCTCTAGCATATCTTCCGGTGACCATTTTACATTGTCTGTCATTTTCTTTTTCTCCCACCCTTATTTAAGGATTTTTTTATATGTTCAATATCGTTTTTAGTCAATATGCTTAGAGCGGTTTTAGCTTTCTCATTACTATAGCCATAATACTCTTTTACATAGTCTAAATCTTTAAGCTTTTCTGCTTTCATCCATTTCGCAAAACGCTTTTTCTTTCTTACTATATTTAGTAAAAAATGATATTGCATATTATTGGGAAGAAAATGATACCCATTCATTTCGTTGGCAGCGATTAAGGTATCATAATGATAAGATAAACACTTGTTTACTATAAACGCAGGATACTTCTTTTCCCAAGTCAAGTCTTCGGTGTTCATCACATCCTGTTTAGTAAAGTTAATACTATTCAGGTATTCTTTGAGTTCGTAAGCCATTATTTAAACTTACAATTTGCCATTATCTCGGTAAGACAAGCGACCATATTGATTTCTTGGTCTGCGACAAAAGCCGCCTTGTACTGATAACCAGCGATAACTAAAACTGCCTGTGGTATAGATTTAGGATCAAGTGCTTTCTGCAATACTTCGTATATATTACGGAACATACTTGTAGGTTCTTTATCTATGTTTTGAATAACCCACTTTCGCATATCATTAAATCTTTTTTCTTTTAATGTAGCGACTAGTTCTTTGTTATTTGCTTCAGATAATGTAAATAAAATACCACTATCAATCTTACCTCTTACAGAATATCTTTGAAGTTCATTGATAGTCCGTCTGAAATCAGGAAAGTATTTAATAATAAGTTCTGCCAAAACTTTCTTATCAAAAGGAATAGATTGTTCATCTAATACTTTACCTAATCTAATCATCATAGCGTCAGCACACTTCTTCTTTTGTCCGTTGACAATTTTAAAGTCTACTACCGTACAACGACTATGTAATGGTGGTATGATTTTGTTTTTGAAATTACAAGTTAGAATAAATCTACAATTGTTATGGAATTCTTCCATAAATGCTCTCATTGCAGGTTGTACAGAATCAGCATTTGTATAATCTGCTTCATCTATAATAACTACTTTATGATTAGCGTCTTCTGTTAAAGACACCGTACTTGCAAAGTTCTTAATTTTAGTTCTTAATGTATCAATTTGTCTACCTTCATCTGAACCATTGATGATAAGATAATCACATTTTAACTCTTCACATAAGGCACGAGCAACCGTTGTCTTACCTGTACCTGCTGTACCTGATAAGAGTAGATTTGGTATCTCGCCTTGTTTTAAAAAGTTTTGAAAAGTTGATTTTATATCTTCTGGTAAGATACACTCTTCAATTTTCTTCGGTCGGTATTTCTCAACCCACAAAAAGTCTGCCATAATATATTCTCCATAATTTAAATTGTACCTTGTAATAGATTAAGTACAAGTGATAACGCTATCAAAAAGCAAGCGATACCACTTACACCAATTACATACTTGATTGCGATTTTAACTTTACTATTAAAATTCACTTTCAGGCTCTAATGCAATCCAGTATTGTACTGGTCTTGTTCTATTAACAAAATGTGAAATCTTTTGTTTTGAGATTGCCACATCATAGTCATCTGATAACATTTTAAAGTTTTCTGCTTTGAAGAACGCTTTAAATGTTTTGTCAGTAGTGCCTACTTGGATATCAAACTTGTTAGAAGCTTTATTCTTTCTGTCTTCTGCAACAAGTGTCATATTTTTACCATCACCAACAACTGAAATGTCAGGTAAGTTAAGAGTAACCACACCTTTCATTAATCTCTCCATATCTGCTTTCTTAAATAAGAAAGATACTTCTGTATCTGGCATAGAGATTGTTTTGGTAGGTGCAACGATAACAGATTCATCAGCAAAAGTATATTTACTTTGTGACCTTCCGTCTTTACCAGAAATACCTACACTAGAACCACCATTGAATTTTAAGTTAGGTGTCTCAAATAAGTCAACCGTTCTTAAAAACTCTGGTAAGTCATAGATTGCAAACTGCTGGTCAAAGTCTTCTTTAATATCTGCTGTTGCTAGAATATTTTTCATAGTAGAAATTGTATTTAATTTCTTACCAGGTTTAATCAAAATATTCTGATTTATATTTGCAAAGTTTTTAAGCAATGCAAGCGTGTCGTTAGATAAGTTCATCATATATTCTCCTTTGTCATTATTAGAACATTATATATCATAGTATCGTCTTTGTCAATAGCCTATTCACTTTGTCGTAAATAGTCTAACATCTTCTCTGGAGTTGTTTCTTCATAAGGGTCGTCATCTTTTCCTTCATTGTTGATACCTGCTTCTTGGAACCATTTCTCAACAACGCCGTTATTAATAACTGCCATATATCTCCAACTTCTATTACCGAAACCTAAATGGTTCTTACCAATTAGCATTCCCATAAATCTTGTAAAGTTTCCAGAACCATCTGGAATGAATTTTACTTTTTCAATGCCCATATGGTCTGCCCAGGCATTCATTACAAAACTATCATTTACTGAAATACAATAAACTTCATCTATTGTAAACTTTGTGATAGTATCATATAGTTCTTCAAACCCTGGCAACTGCTGACTTGAACAAGTCGGTGTAAATGCACCAGGTAGACTGAATAATACAACTCTTTTATTTTTGAAATAATCGTTTGTTGTCTTATTCAACCATTGACCACCGATAGCACAACCGCCATCAGTTTCTACTTCGTCACCTTCTCTTACTCTAAAAGTGACCTTTGGTATCTTCATTTCATTTTTCATATTATTCCTTTTGTAATTCTCTATAATATAACATAACTAAACAATTAAGTCAATAGGCGATGGTTGAATTCTATCTGGCGCACTTCCCATCGCCTATGTAAACCGTTCTCCTTTGTGTATGTTATTAAGTAATATCCGAATCTAATTCTGCGACTTACTTAATTTTGATTGTTCTAGGTTTTTTACTATCTGGAACAATCTTCTCTAAACTGACTTTTAAAAGTCCGTCTTTGAGTTCAGCACCTTTGATTTCTACATCATCAGCGATTGTGAAAGACCTACTAAAATGTCTTTTCGCAATACCTTTGTGTAAAACTTCAGGTCCTTTTTTATCACTCTCTTCTTTATGTAAAGATTTGATAGATAAAACACTATCAGCATAATCAACAGAAACATCTGATTTAGAATATCCTGCTAATGCTAATTCAATATCGTAAGTAAAGTCTCCAGTCTTTACGATATTATATGGTGGAAAGTTTGGGACTCTATTACCGAAGTCTGTAGTATCTAACATAGTTTCAAAACTATTAAATACATCATCAAACCCTACGGTCATAGGTCTTAAATTGTTAAAAAATGAAATTGCTCTGTGATTGGTCATTATGAACCTCCTTATTAGTAAGCAAAGTTAATGTTAAGAGAACCCATTATGGCGTTCTCATAGTTATTTATATAATCATTATATCTCATTTGTCAAGTCTTTCAAATAAATTAAGTGGTGGTTTCTTTTAATTGTGTACCACCAAAACAATCAGCGCTTTAGGTTCAGAATTTAGAGAGCAGAACCAGAGGTAACTTAATACCTAACTTACTCTAGCGACACCGTATTTAATGTTCTATCTACATTGGGTAATTACGGCACCCTATATCCTCTAATAGGTCTTATGAATTGCCTATCAGTATTATATATACACTCACAATCGGTGAGGAGGATAATTCCATCTAAAAGCCTCTTTGTGCTTTTAATTTCTTTTGTTTCTTCTTCCAGGCAGCAGCCATTTCTTTATTCTTACGGATCCTTTTATCACTAGGTTTCTCGTAATATTGTCTTTGGCGTATCTCCTTGACTAGTCCTTCTTTAGCAACTTTTTTCTTAAGCACTCTCATTGCTTGTTCCAAGTTACCATTACGAACGGTTACAAGTATACTCAAACTTATTTACCTCC